TTAGATATTAGAATCGCATATGGAGATTCAAAAAATTATCCACGAGAAATGTTAGATAAAGTAGAATCTTATGGTGCAAAACTTGTACCTCTTCGACCAAATATGATGGCAATACTATATAATTCTATGAGTGGTTTGGCTAGAAAGGAAGGATGGCAAAAACTACCATATGCGTTTGACCATCCTATATATCACGATTATTGGTACAATAAAACAAAACAATTTTTTAAGGATAATAATTATGATAACTTAGTAATTCTTGGTGGTAGTGGTGTAACTGGTATTGGTATGATAAGAAGTTTTCTTGATATGGACAATTTTATTATGAATAAAAAAGTTTATATAATATCGACATCAACTATATCATCAGTAAAAAGTAAATTGAGAGAGTGGGGATGTTACTTCCCTAATAACACAATCATAAAAGATACACCTTATGATTTTTATGATGAGATGAAAGATTATGAAACACCATTTCCGTGTAATGTTAATTGGGATAAAAAAGCATGGTGGTGGTTAGAACAAAATATAAATAAAATCGATGGTTCAACTTTATTTTGGAACATCGGAGCATAGGAGAATAAATGTTACAAGCAGAACAAATAGAAAAAAACTGGAATAGTTTAATTGAATTAATAGAAAACTCTTTTGAGGGTGAACGAAAAACAAATCTTTTAAAGATGTATAATCATCTTAAAGATAGAATGATGTTCGCTCCAGCAAGTAGTAAAGAACATTTTCATAATGCGTTTCCAGGAGGTTATGTAGACCACGTCTTAAATATTACACGAGCTGTAAAAAATGTATATCAAACTTGGAAAGACCACGGAGCACATATAAACTTTACTGAAGAGGAAATGATATTTGCTACTCTTCACCACGATTTAGGTAAAGTTGGTGATGATGAAATAGATTATTATATTCCAAATGAATCAGAATGGCATAGAAAAAATCAAGGAAAAATTTATACACCTAATCCTAAATTACAATATATGAATGTATCAGATAGGTCATTATGGTTATTACAAAAGTTTGATATAAAATTAAATCAAACAGAATACATTGGATTGAAGTTGGCAGATGGTATGTATGAAGAAGGTAATAAACAATACTATATGTCGTTCACTCCAGATTTTGAATTACAAACAAATCTCCCTCATATAATACATCAGGCAGATATGCTTGCATCAAAAACTGAAAGAGATAATTGGAAGTATGGTGATAAAAAAGTTATCAATACAAAAGTTCCAAAGAATACACAAGAACAAAAACAAGTAGAAAATCTCAAAGATAAATTTGATGAATTATTTTCTAATTAGGAGAGGTTATGAAAAAATATTTAAAAAAATTAAATAAATGGTTAGTAGAAATAACAGAATTGTTAAAAAACATTTTAGTATTTGCAGTGGTTTGTGGTTTATTATTTAACGACCCCTTTGGAATTATAAATACTATTAGTAATTTAATTAGTGATGTGGGGGATAGAGGATTGGCAGGATTAATATCCTTATTAATAATAACAACATTATATAGGAGAAAATAATATGTGGTGGTTCTTAACAATATTATTCTTTTTAATTAGTGTAGCATCATCTACATTAGTATTTTTTTCATTAAAAAGAATAAATCAATATGAGGATTTAATTGTTCAATTTCAAGATATAGTTTCATTTTCAACTGAAAAAATGAAACAAGTAGATGCAAATGGTCATTATACATCTGATGATGAAACTGCATTTTTCTTTGAACAGTTAAAACAATTACAACTAACATTAGATGGAGTTTTTGAAAACACAGAGGAGAAAGAAAATGCTTAAGAAAAAACCAGGCAGGAAACCAAAAAGAAAACCATATTTTGGTATGGATGTACAAGATGCAATTGTACGATATAATGCCTTAGATGAGAAAAAAGATGCATCCAAAAGAAATAAAATATATGGGGAAGAGAT